GCCTGTCGGTTGGCTAAGTCCAAAGTTAAAACCAAATAAATCGACTACGCATGTAGAACTGGTTGCGGAGGGCTTGCGGACGGGGGTTCAATTCCCCCCGGCTCCACCAAATACTCTAGCAATATCAAGCACTTAGAAAAGGCCAACCCTAAAAGTTGGCCTTTTTTTTGGGCTGTTTTGGGTCAAACGGTCAGCATTTTGGTCAGCTTTTATCGTGAACTTGCCCCGCCCACCGCTAGGAATGCAGCCACCTTGGCTAGGGAGGGCAGAACACACCATCAAATGTTACATTGCCGATACACCTACAATTTCCGGCGTTGTAACCACGCACTATGAAAAAGACAACTTTGAGACGACGGCGGCACCTTCGCGCGCAATGTAGGCGCGCTCAAAAGAAGCGCTACCTCCTGAGCCTTCGGCGCAGCCAAGCTGTGGCTCGTTTCAAAAGGAAGCGCCGTGCGACGGCGCGCAGCCTTCGCATCAGCATCCTGGCTCCAGATCCAATCTTCGCGCGAACTGATGTGGACCGCGCCAAATTGATGCGCTTTCTCAGCAAAGTGGACGCTCATTTAAGCGCTGGGAAGGCCGTCCACTTGAACCTCAGCAAAGTGGAGAATTTCCACGCATGCGGCACCCTGATGTTCCTGTCGCGGATGGACATCTGGCTGGCGAAGTACCCCGGCAAGCTTACGGGAACGTATCCGGCAAATCAGCGTTCGGAGGAACTGCTTCAGCACGTGGGCCTTCTAAGGGCACTTGGACTTACAGAACGTTGCGCCGTCACACACGAGAACGTTCGATACTGGCACTACTTCTCCGGCAAGATGGGGGATGCTGCCGTATACAAGCCCCTTACAGAAGCGATCCGCGACAGCATAGTTCATCCTCATAGCCAACTTTTTGGGGATTGCCTGAACGAGGCGGTATCCAATACAGTTAACCACGCGTACGGTTTTGAGACAGAGGACCTCCCGCCCCATGACCAGCGGAAGTGGTGGATGCTTTCAGAGGTGAAGGATGAACAGGTTTTCGTCGCAATTTACGATTGGGGAGTATCAATTCCTGCATCGTTGCGCCGTAAACCTGAGTGGAAAGATCGGTTCAAGCCACGCCACTGGAAAGACTCGAAGCTCATTGAATCGGCGGCAACTAGCCTTTGGACGAGCACGAAGCTGCCATACAGAGGGAAAGGACTGCCTGAAATGGTAGAATTTTCTAAGAACTTAGCGTCTGGCGGGCTGTCGATATCAAGCGGCATGGGTTCATACGTCTACCACGCCGACGGCAACAGGTTTCATCGGCACTCATTCAAGTGCCGGATGCCAGGTACATTGGTTCTCTGGCAAATTCCGTTCCGAAAGGAGCGACAGCATGCAAACGAAAATGATCTCCATAGCTAAGGATTTCTCCACGACCCCCGCTGGTCGTCACGCGAAATTTCATCCCGCATCGGGTGAGGCTTTCCGGGATTCCATTTTGCTGCCCGCTCTACGCCAGGGCGTCGTTACCGTAGACCTGGACGGGACGGCTGGATATGGATCGTCTTTCCTAGAAGAAGCTTTTGGCGGCCTCATCCGTAATGGCCTTGCCGCCGAGACCGTGCGCCAACGATTGAAGCTCAAGTCTTCCATGACCGTCTACTCTGACCGTATCTGGCGCTATATCGAAGATGAGGCCGAGCGAGTCGCCGCCTAGCGATGGCGGCGTTCCTCGCCCAATACGGCGTCCTAATCGCCGCGGCGGTAGCAATCGCCGGCTGGCAAGTTTCGAACTGGCAGGCAAATCGTAGGGAACTGCGCAAAGAAGTTCGGCAGGACATTTCGGATCTGCGGAGCGCGGTGGAAAGAGTCTGCGCGGGGGTTCGTGAACACCAGAAGCACGAACGATCTTCACGCGAGGCAGCCCTTGCCAGTGTTGCGGTCCAACAGGACTTTGTTCTGTTGGAATTGCGCTTAGCCAGAATTCGCGAGCGTCCACGCAAATCGAAAAGCGACGTGTTCGTCCAAGAGATCCGCAACAATCAAGAACGGTTCTTCGACCTCTCAACCGGCGATCTGATCGATGGAAGCGTCATGTTGACCCCTGACCAGGTGCAGAACTTGGTGACTGAACAGCACGTCACTGCTGCTCAGCTTGAGCACGGTCTCATGAAATTTTTCTTTTCCGAGTTCGACGCTCACTGACGTTCCCTCATGTAAGTTTGGGGGGACGCTAGGCTGCTCGTGTAAAGCCCGTCAACACTTCCAGCGCGGCCAACAAAGCATTGGGGGGTCCATGTGTAGCCACTACCAAACCCTGAAAGACGCCGAACTGCTGCTGAAGAAGTTCGGTGTGACCCGGCCGGGCGTGCTCGGCAAGTACGACATGTGGCCGCGCTACCAGGGCATCTTCGTCCGTCGGCCGCCAGAGCATGACGCCGGCGACGAGGCCGTACCCGGCATCGAAGCCGTGACGGGCCGTTGGGGCCTGATATCTGGTTCCACCCGGCCGGACGCGCTACCCGGCGCGGAGAAGCTGTCCACCTTCAACGCCCGCGACGACCGCGTTGCCAACGCCTTCACCTTCCGAAACGCCTGGCGCCGGGCGCAGCACTGCATCATCCCTGCCGATGCAATCTTCGAACCCGACTGGCGATCCGGCAAGGCGGTAGCCACGCGTTTCACCCGGGCCGACGGCGCGCCGCTGGGCATAGCCGGGCTGTGGGATCGCTATCGCGATGCGGGCGGCCAGTGGCAGGATAGCTACACGATGCTCACCATCAACGCCGATCAGGATCCCCTCTTCCGCGACTACCACCAGCCCAACAAAGAAAAACGCATGGTGGTGATCCTTCTCGAGGGCGCGTATGGAGACTGGCTGACCGCCAGCGCCGATCAAAGCCGCGATTTCCTCGTACCCTTCCCCTCCGACAAGCTGGTCGCCACACCGATGACCTGACCCCGATTCTGCTGCAATATACTGTATATCCATACAGCCATGTCGCAGCAGAATCATGCTTTGCTCAGTCGTCAGAACCCATTACCTCGGGCAAAAGCGCCGAGACAACGACCCCGCGCCCGCGGTCAGCGGCACCGTGCGGATGTACTCGATCACGCGCCAAGACATGCGGCGTCAGGTGCGCATCATGACGATGGATGGCCTAGCCAAGTTCGGCGCGACGGCTAAAGGGCCGATCCCTGACCTACTCGAGCCAGAACTGCTCACTTTCTGTTCTGACAGGGGGATGATGGTCTGCGGCTTCGAAGAAATCGACGGCCGGCGCTACTACCAAGGCTGGTGGATGCAGTGGATCGAAAAGTAGGCGTTACCGACTCCGAGACACTGCCCTAGCCCACGCATCCCCCTCCCTCAGTCCGTCGATGATTGCGTCAGCGTCTCCTGCCAGCGCTGCATATTCATCCGTGCACGCTTTGAGAACATCCCAGGCTCGGGTGGCGGCTTGTTCAGAGAGGCCGGCGCGGGCGGCTTCTTTGGCGGCTCGGGCGCGCTGGACGGCAATGGCGTCGCGCAAGCTGCCAGCTGCACCAGCAGCAAGGTCACGCTCAGCATTCGAAAGACGGATCGCTTCATTGGCTTCCTCAAGGCGGCGCATGTAGGCGGCCGCCATTTCATGTTCCTGGCGCCGGTACTGCGCCTCGATCTGACGGGCATTAGCTGCCGCGGCCAACATCGTATATTCCACGCCCGCGCGATATTGCCTTGCACCGTGCGCGTTCCAGGCCACGACACCCGCCGCAATCAGTGCGGCGCCGGCGAGCCCCGCCGCGCCATAGGCTTTCCAGCCCGTCACTCTTGCAAGCACACCCATGTGTTGGCCTCCCTACGCGTCACCAAGCCGGGCAACGTCACCATCACGCCGTTTTGCCGCCCCTTAACCCAGCGGTTCAGTTCCGCGCATCCGCCGACGTAATCGCGTGCGTTGAACTTGCGCCGCATGGTCGACGAAGCTAAGTTGCCGGCGCCCAGGTTGTACGTGAAGTCGATCAGGGCGGCGCGCTGCCAGTCGTTCAGCGGCACCGTGATCAGACGGCGCACAGCGGCGTCCGCCTCCGCCAGGTCAGCATCGCGCCAGGCGTCGCACTCGGCATCTGTATAGATCCGCTTCGGGTCGATGTCGCCCCCCGTATGACCATCGCAGACGGTCAGCACACCGACGGGGTCGATGTAGGGTTTACCGCGTACCTTGCCCGGCTCGAAGTGCGCGACCAGCACGCCCGCGATGGCGATGGCGCCGGCGCTGCCCGCCGCCAGCAGCTTCCGTTTCAGACTACCCAAAATCATTTGATTCCCCTCCATGCCGAATAGGCGGTGATGATTGCCGTGCCCAACCCAACGATGTAGGCCAAGGGCTTTGCCACTCTGCCGAGTCCCTGCAGCACCTTGAACCCACCAGACAGCGCCTGGAACGTGTCAACGATGTCCTGTGTGTTCTGCCGGATCGTCTCGATCGAGGATGTGTTCCGGGCGGTTGCTTCTGCATTGCTTGCCATGTCCTGCTCCATCTGCACGACGCGAGCGTGCAGCGACTTTATGAAGGCGTCCGACAGATGCTCGTCAGCCATGGGACTTCCTTTGAAGCGACAACATCGCGTCTCCTTGAGACGAAAAAAATGCCCGCACATGGCGGGCTGAATATGAATACGATGGGTAGCGGCTATTGCCACCCTGTCACGTCAATTACGGCGATGTCGTTCTCCTCCGCATCACTCACGAAGCGCGTGTTGAAGAGCGGGGCCCATCCGTAGAATGCGCCCACCTGATCCTGCATCTTGGAATAGACGCCGGTGCTGCGTGCGGCGTAATTCTCGCCCCACAGCACAGAACTCCAGCCGCCCCCTGGCACGGGATAGCACTGATACCCGCGCCGGTTGAACGACGGGCAGTAGGCCCATTTGCGCGCTGGTAGGCCGCCCACCTCCATGCCGTCGATGTAGCCGCTCCCCGTGCCGTCCGAGTTCCAATATCGGGGGATGCGCAGGTTGCCGTAAACGTTCATCGGCCTAGCCGTACTCATGAAGATGTGCCGGCCGTCCTGCGCCCATATGTCCATCGGGCCGCCGGTGACCCACGGCCAATCGAATATGTAGTATTCGACGGCCACCCCCACAAACGTCACGGTGAATGTGCCGTTCCCGTTGTTCAGCAGGCTCCGCATTGTTGCGAAGCCGCCCCCGGTGGGCACGAAGAAAACCACAGGCCGTACAGCAGCGAACGAAAACGCACCGCTGGCAGTGCCCATGTACCGCAGGAACATGTTGACGTTGCGACTATCGCAAAGCAGGTTTCCGGCTTGATCCCACAGCTCGAATGCAGCATCCGCCATCACTTCACCCCCCACAGCACCAGCATGTTTGCCCGCTGCGTGTTGGGCTCCGTGACAAACGACCAGGAGATAACTGCGCCGCTTCGCTTGATAGTCGGATAGTTGGTTCCACCGCTTGCCGCGGTGGCCAGAAACCACGAGTTTCCAGTGTCAGCGAGCTGCGGAATGCTAACGCTCCCGCTACTCGTGCCGGTGTAAAACTCGCCAAGCTGGCGGGCAATCCGCATCCCTGCGCTGAACAGCAGGACTCCAGAGGGGGACCACAATTCAAGGGGCATGACTGCCATGTCTACGACCCTCCAAAGCGCGCGCCGAGGACGCCATTGGGGTAGTAGTACCGCATGCCCCGGTTGTTGATCTCCGTCCGCGATCCGTCCGCCTCCGTGCCGTTGAACGACATAAGGCCGGAGCGCATGTTCAGGTTGAACACGGGCACACCGCTGGGATTGAGAGCATCGGAGCTGAGGTTGTCCTTGAGGTTGAGGGCCCCAATGGTGGCGCGGCCGATGATTGCCTCGTTCATGAACACCTGCCCGCCCTGCACCACAAAAGGCGCCTTCACGGATCCGGTGGATTCGTCCAGGATGGCCACGCGCGCCGCAGCCAGCAGAATCTGCGACGTGATGACGCCCTGGTTGTTCTCGACGCCCACGCCGATGCCGGCGAGGTACGGCACACCGCCCACCGTGAGCTGGGTTTTGATGGTGTACATGGCCGCCAGGGAATTTACGATGGCGTCGATCTGCACCTGAGCATCGCCGGCTTCGTCAATCCGATCCAGCAACGCCTGGGCGAGCTGGGTTTCGGTGATCTGGCCGGTGAGATATTCCAGGATCTCGTCCGCGCTGTTGCTGGACGTGCCAATGACGCCCGGATTGCCCACGGGGAAAAAGTCTCCTGGGATGCCGGTGCGATCCACCAGCCGGGCCCAAAAATAAAGGCGCTTGCCGGCAGACAGCCCCATCAGGTCATGGGTGTTTTGCGGGAACGCGAACTCGCCCATCTTGATCGCGCTGCCCTGGTTCTGCGATTCCGAATACCAGATTTCCGTCCGCTCGATGATGTAGTTGCCGGCCGGAAAGCCCCAATTGAGCCGGATGCCGAACACCATCCCTTGGGCGGTCAGGTGCGTCACCTGCGGCGGCGGAAGGACGTTGCCCTCCAAGTCGGTGGACGCGGACATTCCCCATGCAGAAGGGATGTTCGCTGCGTTGATGGCGCGCACCCGCGCGAGGTATCGGCCGATGCTGATGCCCCGGATCTCGACGGACGCGGACGCCGTGCGCCCCGCCTCAATCCAGTCCGAACTGTTACGCCGCCACTGGACTTGATACTCCACCGCGTCCTGCACCTTGTCCCAAGTGATGAGGGCGTTGTGGGTTGCAATCGTCTGATCGAGCGTCGAATAAGATGACAACGCCACGTTCTGCGGCGCCGGCATGACCATGGGCGGTATGACCGTGATCGGCGGATTCTCCAGACGCGTGCCATAGTCCACGGCGTCGTACTTGCCCGGGACGTGCTGCACGGCCGTGATCGTGGCATTGAGAACGTTTTCCCGCGTGATGCTCACGACGCGGAAGAGCTGGGTTGAAAGCTCCTCGGACTCGATAGTCCACACCGCCTCGGGCTCAGGAATCTCGGTAAACGGCTGGGTGACGGTGATTTCCAGGGTTGCGCCTTGGATACCGATCATGTCAGCTGTGATCTCCGTGCTGTCAGCAGTCCAGATAGTCTGGTCAGCGGTGATCATCGTGCCCACCGCGCCCTGGATGATTCGGGTTTGAGTGAGCCCGTTGGGCATATTCAGGATCAGGCGATCTCCGGACCGCACCCCCACGGCCAGATCCACCACGATGGTAGTCGCAGTTGCAGAATGGATCCGGCCGCCAATACGACGCCCAGCGCGGTTCTTGTCGGCGATGCGTATGACGGAGCCAGGTTTCACAACAGCCTGCTCCAGCCCCACGCCGAAGGTCACGCCCTGCGTCTCGCGCTGTGAAGAGACGAGAGCCCACTTTCCGGCGCGCACGGCCTGGCCGCGGGACGTGCAACCGAACGCCGTCATCTGGTACATGCGAACGCCATAGCGGGAAATTGCATCCCGGTCTTCTACCGCCTCCATCTTGGCGATGCCCTGATTGCTGCTGTCGTTCCAGGACACCTGCACCACCGTATACCGGGTTCGGCGCGGGCTGCCGGCGTAGCCGAACCGACCATCCAGCACATTCGCATTGGTGAAGTTGTAGACAGGGTCCGAAGGAATGTCGGCGGACGCGGCAATGGAGCCATTCATCTCGTAGACGATTCCGCGGAACACGCTGGCCAGATCCGACATTACGCGGTAGGCGTCCGCCGCCTGCTGGATGTACACGTTGCAGGTAAACCGAGGCTCCATGCCACCGAAGCCGTCGGGCACCTGCTCATCGCAATACTGGGAGACAGGGTAGAGCTGCCATTTGGCCATGGACAGCCGCACTGGATCCAAGAACGCCCCGGCGCCATAGCGCTGATTCGTCACCATGTCATACCAGATCCACACGGGGTTATTGGTCCACGCCTGCTTAAACGTCCCATCCCAAACGCCGGTATAGGTCCGCGACTCCGGATCGTAGTTGCTTGGCACTGCGATGATGCGGCCGCGGAATCGGTACGCGCGTGTCGGAATCGCCGAAAACTGGCTGGCATCAATTTGGATGCCAACCGCGGCGGACATCGGCATGCGCAGCTTCGCATCCAGCACGTTGGTGATGGATTGGATCCAGGTATCGTTTGTTAGCGTATCCGTGGCGGAGTCGATGGAGAGCCGGCGCACGCGAACAACCCACCCCGTCTGCGCGCCCTGCGGCAAGTCAATGCGGTGGGTCCGCGCGTAGGACTGCGTCGTCTTCCCATCGAATGCCGACACGACAACCTCCTGGAACGGCCCGCCATCGGTCTGCAGGTCAATGGCGTAATCCACGCGCGCTCCCCCGCGGTCCCCATTGCCGGTATCCACCTGGAGCAGCCCCCTCACCTCCAGCGTGATGCGGATGGCCGACAGCGTGCGATCCGTGACCGTCTGGACCCAGGGGACGCCATACTTCAGTTCGACGCCCAGGCCGGTAGTGCTCTCTGCGGCCGGGAAACCCTGGATGTAGTCCTGCGCCTGCGTGCCTTTTCGAAAATCCACGCGGACGCCCTGGAAGTTGAGCGAACCGTCTTCGTTCTCTATGGGCGTTCCATCGAGGTAGATACTGCGCAGGATGGAGTTCAGACCCGTCACAGGGCCCACGATGGGCCCCTCGCTGATCAGGTCCAGGACCTTGGCGTAAGAGATGCTGTGCAGGCTGTCAGGAGCCTCCACGGGAGAGCGAGCGCCGCCCCCGCCCTTGCCGCCCTTGCGGCCGACAATCGTGATCCCGCCTTGGCGTGCAATGTGGCGCATGGGCCCATCAATAGAAAACCCGCCGGCTTCGGCGGGTGAAAGTAGACGTTGCATTGTTGCCTCTACGCTTGGTCTTCGGCATAGATGCCGGCGGAGACTACCGCGCTCCCCGCCCAGCATTCACCGTAATGGAGAGGTACGCAGTTCCCTTGCGCGGTGGTGTTGACCGCGCCATTGAAGTTGTAGGACGCGCCGTTGTTGGGACTATCCTTGGTCGAAAGCCCGGTCTGCGTGGGACTCAGCATCTGGATAGCCCCACCCAACCCGATGACGGCGCCCATTTTCATGAGCGAAGTCCCGAACGCGGCCATCGTGCCCGAGCTGAGTACGTTGATCACTGCGCCCACGGCCACCATGGCCGCGCCTAGGATGGTCTGAAAAACGCCCCCGCGCTTCGCCCCCTGAATGACAGGCGCGAATCGGATTTCTTCACCGTCAGCGGGCGCGTGCTGCAGATCCTGCTCCGCGATATTGCGTCGACCGAGAAACACCGCATATCGAACGCCGTGGCTGCCGGAGGAGATCATCTCCTTTTCGAATCCCGGAAGGATCGCGCAGAGAGCTTGTACAGCCTCGGCCGCACTTCGCACAGCCAGCCGGTGGACGCGGCCGAATCGCGTGCCCAGCAGGCCGTACAGCCGGATGGTGCGGAGCTGGTTATTCATTCGACGCCTCCCGATGTCGCAACACCAGGCGCGTGATCTCCTGCCAGTAGCCGCCATACACCTCGCGAGTGGACAGCCGGCCGTAGAGGTGATGGAGCATGGTCCCCTGCATAGGGAACAGGTCCGGGCGCTCGGAAAGCCGGCCGTCGCCCAGGTAGACGGCGCCGTGATTGGTGCGCTTGGCAAGGTGATTCATGAGGATCACGTCCCCACGTTGCACGGTTTCGCCCGCGGCCAACGGCCGGAAGCCTGCGGCGGCGAAGTTGTCCAGGTAGACCTCCTCATCGCCCTCCCACCAGCCATCAGCGCGCGGGAAGTCAGGGAGGTGAATCCCCATCTCTCGCGCGTGAAAATCGCGAATCACGCTGTAGCAGTCCAGGACGCCGTGATGGAATGTGCGTCCCAGCAGCGGCGCCTGATAGCCCGTCGGGGAAAACGCCTCAATGGCAAGCGCTTGGGGCGTGTCCTGACAAATGTCCTTGCGCACCTCGACGATGTACCAGGGTATCGCCCCTACCCGCTCGGCCATGGCCTCGCAGGCCACCAGATCCGCCTCCGATGGCGAGGCCGTGTTATCCGGGTGCGAATGGACAAAGGCCACCACCGCGCCCATATCCTCAGCCGCTGCCCAATCGTCCGGGCGCGTTACGAAGCCGGCATCCGGCGCATCGGCCACGTTCTGGCCGCGCACATAGATTTCGCGGCCGTCGGAATCGGACACGACGAAGCCAACACATTCCGCGGGATACGCCTCCTCGGCGTGGCAGCGCATGGCTGCGAAAGTTGCTTTCTTCATGCTATCGAACCCGATCAGCAGCGGGGAACCCGCCAAAGTTGATGACAGCCGCCACCGGCTCCACGCCCTGCTCTGCCCCAAAACGAAGCTGACACGAGCGCACCAGACCGGCGCAGTTGTCCTGGTCAGGGCTGGATACGGGCCGGTCTTGGCCGTCGAAATATGCGGACCCCGTGTACTGGCAGTACGGGCCGCGATAGCCACCTATCCATTTCCACGGGCAGATGGTCGCCACGATCTGGCGCCCTGGTAGCTGGCGCCCATCGAACGCCAGGCCCGTCGCAAGCTCGAACTCAACCACCTCGGGCGTTTCGTTCAGCTTCTGTTCGACCAGCCAAACCTCAAGCGGCAACTCCTCGCCGGGGTCATAGTTAGGGTTGCCGTCCGGAAAGTTCGCGGGGTCAAGATACTTGGCAAGCGTCTCGCGCACGGTCAACACGCAGCCCACAAGATCGTCCATGGCGATGCACAGCGAGGAGATCACGCCGGCGATCGGCTCGCCGTTCTCATCCTCACCGATGTTGCCGACGGAGAGGGTTGGCGACGGCTGGGACGCTTCGCCCGTACGCTGAAAATCGCGGGCTTCCAACGCCCAGGGCGTGTACTCCTGTCCCTTCCAAAAGATCGGGCCGCTTTGGTTGTAGTTGTGAAAGCGAAGGACCGGCCCGCCCTGGTTGCTGGTGTCCAGCTCAAACAGGCGCACCGCATCCCCCGGCTCCAGTTTCTGGATGTCGGTGATGATGCTCACGAGGGGATTTCCTACAGATGGTTGCCCGGTCAGGCCTTGATGCTGCCGGCGAGAATGAACAGCGCGTCCAGGTCCGCCGACGTGAGGCGGAGACTGTCCGCCACCGCCTGGAGCATTTCGCTGTCGCGGTGGAACTCTTGAAGATCGTCCCAGGCGCGCCGGTATATCGCGGGCGTTTCCGGGCTAGAAATCACGCCCTCCGCCGCCTCGAAAAGCGATCCACCTCCGTGGGGCGTCTGCCACATGGCCTCCCGGCCTTGAAAGCGGCTGACCACCTGCGGGACGTATGGCGAGGCTGGCTCGGGGGGGGGCAATTCCGACGCAACAAGCGTCACTGGCACGTCTAAAGCCTCGCCGTACGCGGTAGTGAAAACCAGCGCGCCGCCGGAGTCGGAAACCAGAACGTCGTCATCAAATTGCCAGTATTGGCCGGTTTCCGTGTCTTTGAAGGTTTTCATTATCGATACTCCGTCCACGAGGAAATGCTCGCGGAAGACGCCGCGCAAATATACGTTGCCCCCGCTGGGATGATGAGCGTCAGGCCCACCGCTGCACCTGATGTTGGATGCGTAGACATGCCGCAAAAAGCCCCGTTTACGTTGGCCGAGAGGTTCCCAAATGCCGCCGTCAGGTCGCCTCTGATATACGCGATGATGGGGCGCCCCGTGGTGTTCGTGTAATTGACACCTGAAGCGCGCGACGCGAGAACGTTTTGCAAGGTCTGACCCACGCCAAGGGTCTGCGCCATCTGACCCGTAAGCGTCGAAATCTGACCGGCCATCGTCGTGCTGTCAGCTTGTCGCGCCACCTCTTGCCACGTCCCCCAGGTCGCCGACGTACCAAAGCGAACGCGAACAAATCGACGGATCACGCCGCCGGTACCGTTGCGCGTCGTGTATGTCTGCGTGATTTGCAGATTTCCGGTGCCGACGGCCTCTACCTGCAACGTTCCGGCCAGCAACACCGGCCAGTTAAGCGCGGCGGTAGCCTGCGCGTCCGAATTGAGAAAGTAGAAGCCCGGGAAAACTGCCGTGTTTGCGTCCGTCCCGGCGGCAAGCGGTTCACAAAAGGCATGCTGATGCGCCAGTCGGACATTCCCGTCCAGCGTGGCCAAACCGCCGGCCGCGCCTAGCAACGACGAGCGCAAAAACTCCTCCCAGGCGGACCAAACGCCACCCACCAGAGAGCGGAAAAATTGCCGGTTCCCGTTGCTGCCGATATACACCTGATTGACGTTCGTACCGGCAGCAGCACCGGCGGCCGCTTCGCAGTACACCAGCAGCCAACCGGAGTTTGCAATGGGGAAATTCGTACCGCCGGCGGCCGTGGATGACGCTGAGATGGCCCACATCCCCCGGTTGGCGTAGTTGTTCAAGTTCGCGCCGGCTTCTACACGGCCCAGGTAGGGCAGAGAGTTGCCGGCGGTGTGGACCTCTTGCCACGGCGACCATGAAGTATTGATTGCCATCCGCCAGTATTGGCGCGCGCCGGCCGTGGGGGAAACTGGGCCCGTAGAGGCGACCGTGTACCGTTGAACGGTCTGCCCGGACACTCCGGTCCCCTCTACCGAGAGAATCCCGCCAGTTGCCTGCGGATAGTTGGTGCCCGCCTGCGCGCCGGCGGTGGATGCCTGGCGATAGCTGCCGGGCAGTTGATAGTTGTTCAGATCATGGGCAGTTGCGGGCAGCGTCTGCACCGCCGGAGCCTGACCAGGCAGGAGGCGACCATCAGCGCCCAGCGTGGCAAAGCCGCTTGCCGCGCCGAGCGCGTTGGCAATGGTGTCCATGTTCTTGTTGTGCTTGGCGAACGCATCGCGGGCCGGATCTCCGGTGCCGTCGTTGGGCGCTGCGCCAATGTTGATTCTCACAAGCGAATCCACGGTTCCCCCTACGGTTTAAATACTTGCTGGAAGGTGGCGGACACTCGGTAAACGTCCCCGCCTATGTGGGCCAGGTTGAAACTCGGCGCCTCATACAGGCCTTCTTCGCCGAGGGGCGGAGTCCAGAAGAACGATCGAACGCCGGCATGCCTGCGCAAAAATGTGGCCACGGCTTGCATTTCCTGCCTGCTGCCTGCGAACGTGAGCGGCCAGGACTGGACCTCAGTGTTGATGCCGTCGCCGACCACCTGGCGATAGCCGTCTCCGAACTGCGCGGTCAGCCGTCTGAATGTGACGCTGCCGGTAGGCTCGCCCGTGGCCCTCCATGAAAATCGTTCAGTCATCAGGACCTCCCATTCCTGGCGTTCCAAGCCGCACCACCCTGCCGATGTGAGCGATCCACGACACGTTGCGCGACTACTTCCATCTGTCTGAGCATTTCGCGCCCGAGGGCATCGTCATGGCCGGACTCGCGTGACTCGCGCCCGCCGTCGCTAAAAATCACTTGGTTGGTGATCTGGTAACTGGCCCCGGCCCCAGCAGAGCCGCCAGTCGCGCTGTTCTTCAGAGGCGTGACGTAGCCGCCGTTCTCACCGCTCATCAGGTACGTTTGGCCTCCTTCGGTGTACAACTCGGGACCCAACTCCCTGACGCGGTAGAGCGAATTTGCTGCCGTTGGACCGCCAGAAGCGCGACCACCAGACAGGTTCCAGCCCGTCATGCCGTCTGTGTTGCCCACAGCCGCCATTCCGGTGCCCTGGTAGCTTGCCCCGGCCGATATGCCGCTGGTCGCCGCTCCTGCAAGCAATCCAGCGAAATTGCCTACCATCCCGACGATTGCCTGGCGCGCCGCGATCCTGGCCAAGTCGGCAATTACGGAAGTGGCGAAGTCCTTGAACGAAAGCTTCCCGGTCGTCACGAAACGGACGATTGCGTCCTCCATGCCTTGGAAGGCGTTGGAAAACAACGCTTTCGTCTGCGCAGCCACGTTGGCCGCCGAGTCTTGGTAGTTCTCGAGAGCGGAAGTGGCGCCGTTCTTCCAATTGCCCTGCGCCTCGCGCACCTCGTCGAAATACTGCTGCTGCATCGACAGGCGAAGATTCAGGTGTTCCTGCAGGAGCGCTGTCTGGCTCTGGTAGGTCTCCTGAGAGATCTGACCCGACGCCATCGAGCGGTCGAACTGCGCCTGCTGGCGCTGATAGTCCCGCAAGATCACCTGGCGTGCACGAAGCTCCTCCTGCGCGCGGTCACCCAGTCCCACGCCGGCCACCTGGTCGGCATACTGCTGCTGCTCCAGATCCCGAGTCGCGGCCAAGCTGGCGCGCAGAGCTTCGACCTTGGCAGTTTCCTGCTTGGTGCGTAGCTCCTTCTCTGCGGCCACATTCAGATCAAGTTGGCGGCGCAGCAGATCCTGCTGAGCGAGCAGACTCTTTTGATCCGCAGTCAGGACCTTCTTGTCCTTCAGATCTGCGATCTGCTGCTCGAACTCGGCACGCTTCTGGCCCCAGGTGGCAAGTTTCCCCTCGCTGGTGATTTGGGCCTGAAGGGAGGCTTCAGCCTCGCGGTACTGCTGCAAGAGCTTGGTCGCGGCGTCCTCCGTGTACGCCTTGACCGCCGGGTCCTTGTACTTGTCGTTGATCTGATCAATCAGCTTCTTCTGCGTTTCAAGGGACGCGCCGGTGATATCGGCGTCCTTCTTGACCTGGGCAATCTCGCGCTCGCGCTTTAGCTGATTGGTCTCGGTCTCCTTTGCTAGGGCAGACAGACGGGCCGCGGCGGCGATCTTCTCGGCCTCCTGGCGTTTCTGCCAGCCCACAATTGCAGCTTGGTCGGCCTGATCCTGGAGCGCTGCGGCCTCAGCGATCAGGCGGCGGCTTTCCTGCTCAAGCGGCCGGGCGCGCCGGCGCGCACCGCGACCACCGTCTCCGAAGAACGCCTGAGATTCGTCCGTCTGCGAAGTCGCGTTAGCGCGCATCTGGACCAGCTCGGCGTTGACGGCGCGCAGCTTATCGGTGAGATCGTCAAAGCTCGGAGGGCGCCCCAGGCTCTTCATCGCTTCCCAGGCGTTGCTGGCGCCCTGCCTGACCGCATTCCAAGCCGTCTCCAGCGTCCCCAGGTTCTCCCGCACTTCCGCAGCCTGCTGCTTCACGGCGTCCGCATAGATGCGCTGCGCCAGCGTCGCTGCTTCCTGGCTGCGCCCCTGCCGCTCCAGGCTTGCGATCTGCTGATAGATCTCCAGCGTCAGGAAATGCTGCTGCTCGTTCAGCGCGGCGATGGCCTCCGCCGGCTTACCGCGCAGCGTTTCGAACTCCTGCACCGTGTCGGAAATGGCTTTCCCGGTGACGCGGTTCATCGCAACAGCTGCTTCCCCGACCACCGCGAAGTTCTCCCCGGCAATCTTGCCCGAAGCTGCGATCAGATTGAGCGCATCGACGGCCTTCCCGCGAGCCCCCGCCACGTCCGCGATGCGAGTGGCCAGGTTGGACATACCGGCGGCAGTCTGCCCGGCTGCGTTGCCGCTCAGAATCAGAGTGTCGGTGAATTCTTGCTGCTCGCCCTTGCCCGAGGCGAGAGCGGTAGAAAAGATGGCAACCGCCGCGGCGGCGACTGTCCACGGGTTCACCAGACCCATGATCGTGGAGCCCAAGGCTCGCGCCGCCGGCACGATGCCGCCGAACATATCCTTCAACTGGCCGCCCTGCTGCAGCAACACCGTGAGGGGCTGCTGACCACCCTGCAAGGAAACTACGATGTCCGTGAGCTGCGCGGGCACGCCACGCAGCGCTGCTGCCTGCTGTGCGGCGCTCACCCCATACTGATTCATCTGCTTGGTGGCGCCGGCTGCGGCCGCCCCGGTCGCCGACAGCTTGGTTCTAAGCTCGTCCAGAATCGACGTGGGCACACCGCGCAGGGCAGCGTTGTAAAGGATCTGCTCCTTCCGGGTCATGCCGATGGTGTTGGCCTGGTTCACCAGGGCGTCAACACGGCGGCGCTCAGCGGCTGCCAGCTTCGTATAGTCCGCCTGCGCGGACTGCGACATGTCGCTGGTGCCGCGCTTGGCCGAAGCGATCGCGGCGTCGAACTGCGAGGTATCGACGACGATATCTAGCCGCGCGGTGCCAATGCTTTCCTGTGCCATGTTCAACTCTTATGGAAGATTTCCAGGGCCGCCCGCTCGATGATCCGAAGGTCGTCCATGATTTCCTGCTGGTCAGTCTTGGGAAGCTCTTGACGGTCCAGATCCTGATACAGAACCCCGTAGTCCAGCCCTATCGGCCCCCCTGCCCCTACGCGCCACTGCGTATAGTTCCGGGTGAAGAGGTTGAATGCCGGCACGAGCTCCTGCCACAGCTCGACCGTGGGCCGTTGGAAATAGCGGGGCTTCAAACCAGCTTTTGCTAAGGTCGCGGCTGATGGCGGCTCCCACAGGAACGCCGCCACAGCCTCAGTCAGTTTTTTTTGCGCTCGACCCGAATCGCATCGTTGAAGGCGGTCGCGATGGCAAGATCGGCGCCGGGCTGATGTTCGCAAAGCAAGTCGAACGCCTCCTTGCTCACGGGCATGTCCGCATCCCATTTCTCGATCAGCAGAAGCAGCAGGTCGGCGGTCGAGATCTCGTCGGCCGCCAGCTTCTTCATCAACGCGTCGTATTCTTTGCCCGTCTTGTGGCGAAAGGTCACGTTCAGTTCTTGCTCGCGCCCCTGGCCCACAATCGTCACCTTCGCGTCGATAGTCGGGTTGGCTTTGATCTGGAACGTCATTACGCGCCCTCGTAGGTGATCGGATCCGCGATGAGCGACAGAGTGAACGTGTTCTGCAGGTTCACGTTCTGCCCGCCGGTCGGGTTCTTGTTGAAGGACGGATAGCCGTAGTAATAGGTGATAGCGCCGTCCGGATACTTCGTTTCCAAAACAACCGGGATACGCAGGCGGTCCGCCTTGACCAGTGCCGCGTACCACGCCTTGTTGAGGTCGTAGTCGAGCGTGTAGGTGAGCACCGTCGGGCTCTTGACGGTCGGCTTCTGCCGTTGCTTGCTGCTCGGGTCTTCGACGTACTGGAACTGGTGGTATTGCTGCTCGCCACCGGTGATCTGCACGTCCGTGATCTGATCCAGGCTGAACCAATCGGTGACCGGCTGGTAAGCGCCCGCCCCGCTGCCTGCGGGGTGCAACCGCAGGTCCGTTGTGTCAGCCCCCTCCAGCTTGAAGCCGTCCGCGGTGGCGCCAGTGGCGCGGTAAACAGCCTCGGTCAAGGCGGCCCAGCCGGAATCGATGACCAGAACGTCGCCGTTCTCCGGCGGGGTGACGGTAGACGCGAGCGGATCCACGCCGTTCGCAATCGAAGAAATTGCCACAGCCAGGGCAATCGTTTTCGAAACCCGGAATTGCGACCCGTTGATGAAGATGGAAGCCATTTGTGTTCCTCAATTGAAAAACCCGGCGCGTGGCCGGGTTCGATGTAGAAGCAGGGAAAATTCAGGAAGGAAGGAACCAGATACCGAAGTCCTGGCGGGCGCCGTACTTCTTGATTGCCTCTTCGTAGAGGCTGGTGGGCGAGCCATACGGCTCAACAGCAGGAAAGTCGCTTTCGCACAAGGCGGTGCCGATCTGGTCCGCGATGTCACTTGCCTGCGCCCGAGTGGCGGCCCACACGAACACCTGCAAACGCTGGTGCCGCTTCTCGCGGCGCTTGCGCTCGACGTACCACTGTTCTTGCCCGCCCGCGCCCTGATAGACGATGAGGGGGAAAACCGGTTTGTCGGGGGTGACGTCCGGATAGGCGCGCCCTTCGACCAGCGGCCCCAGAAGCGCTTTCAACTTGGCCTCAAGTGTCATCGTTCACCCCCCTGCCCGCCAGAAGCTCTGGCAGGCGCTGCCGGCCGCGCTGGATCATTGCCGCCTGCGCCCGAGGCGAAGCGGCCTCATACGCCGGCCGGAGGAAAGGCGAGGCAGGTACCCATTTCGGTGTTGCTAGCTTGCGGCGCTTGTCGGTCACATAGGTTCCGTCGGCCTTCTTGATCACCGGATAGATCTGCCAGTGTCCGAACTCCACCAGGTGGCCGTGCGGTGCCTTACGCTTGTTCCAGGTGACGGCATACTTGACTTCCTTGTCGCCCGAATACCTTTCGCGGAAAGCCAAATAGATCGTCTCCGCCAAAGGGATTCTCGGCCCGAACTCCCCGACCGCCCCCTGACCGCTGCGGGGTGCCCGTACCTTGGCTTCATCTCGCAGAACCTCGCCGCCAGCAACGGCCATGGAGCGCGCCAGGCTGACCCGTGCAGGACCCAACAGCCGATCCAGGCCCGCAGACCAGCCGGACGTATCAAACGCCGCCTGTAGCCCCTTAGCCATCGCTGCCTCCCTGCTGACAGATTACGAACGCCTTCCTGCGGTCTCTGAAGTCGCGTGTGATCCCCTTGACCTCGAAAACATCGCCATCGTGCAGCACCCGCATTCCCTCATTGATGCCCAGGGCCCTGGCCGCCTCGAAACTTACCTCTAGGCTGTAGCGCGCAATGGAGGAGGACACATTGCCCTGGAGGCTTGACCGGATCGCACCCAAGCCCGTCTCGTTCGCAATGCCCGCCCAAAGGGGGCCGACATCGACCCATTCGTCCAGTGGTTGACCTGCATCATCCACTGAGCCAGAGCGTCGCTGAACCAGGATGCGGCGATTTCGCGCGCGGGCGGTCATGGCAGCACCCGGGTATAGGGGAAGACCAGGCGCGCAAATCCCGGGTTCTCGTGAAGAACCTTTTCGCCCGCTGCTTCGGGGTGTTCCAGCATGTCTCCCACCAGCATGACAATCGCGAGCTTCAACGGCTCCGGGACAGGACCGGGTTTGGTCGTGAACAGCACCGGGTACGCGCCCGGCTCACTGGAGGTTTCACCGGGCCAGATGGGCAAGGGCGATTCCCGGCCGCCGACCGGCGTCCACTCGTACGATGCCTCGGCCAGCGCGAAACTTGTCCGGCGCTCGACCAGCTCGCGCGCCGCCGTAATGACGCCGGGAATGGCCTCGTCCAGCGCGTCGTGGTCAATGTGCAAAAGCCGCTTCGCCTGCTCCACGCTCACGGGCTCGGCAGTCGCGGCAGTGATCAGGCGCAGCATCGTCAGCCTCCCGCCGATTCCACCGCTTTCGGGTGGGGGTCGATGTATCCGGCCCCCTTCAGAGCCGGAACATGTTCAGTGGCGAACTCGCGTACTTCGCCGCACTTGCCATAGATGCTGTCGTGCAGCACCAGAGCCCTCACCCATTGGCGAGTGCCCTGTTCGTGCGCCAGTGGCGACAAATCGGCCGCGCCCGGCGTTGTCGCCACTGGCGCCGTCGTGCCCACCTCACCAGCCGCCGTGTCCGCTGCGCCTGCCTGGTTTGGTTGAGACGCAGGGATTTGGGGTTCGCCACTTGGCGCGGCTGATTGAGTGGCCTGCGGATCGGCCGCGCCCAGCGTTGTCGTCGCCGGGGCGGTCGTGCCGACTTCACCGGTGGCAGCAGCGGGTGCGCCCGCCTGGTCCGGCAGAGCGGGCGTGACTTGGGGGCCCGCACTCCGCGCGGCCTGGGCTGTCGTTTTTCGTGCCATGATTTTTCCTTGAATGAGAAGGCCAGCGGGCGAATCCCGCTGGCCTGCGATCACCCGGAGGCGGTTTAGGCGGCCGCGCCTTGCTGGAACGCCTTCACGGCGCCCCCGACGTCGACCAAGTTCCCGCCCGACCGCATCCATGCCAGGAAGCCCACTTGGCCCTTCTTGACGTACGCCGAATCATTGAAGCGGAACAGCGTGATAGCCATCACGTCGCGAATCTTGTACAGGCTGAAGTCGCCGAACAGGATGGACTTCGCGCCAGCAGCCGGCACCGCCAAATGCTGGTTGATCTGGATCGCACGATTCAGTAGCCGGTCCGGGGCGCCCCCGGGGTTGCCCTGGTCGTATCCCGGCACGAAGATCGGACGCCCTTGTTGGTCTTTCACCTTGCGAACCAGCTTCAGCATGTCATCGTGGAACATCCACTTGGCGCTGAGCCGATATGCGGGGTCCACGCTGTGCTCCAGGTCGACCAGGTCGTCGTAGGTGATGATGGGGATCGCCGACACAGCGCCGATCTTTCCCACCGCCGCAGCCGTCGCGGCACCCATCGGCTGACCGACGCCACTGCCGACGGTATAGTGGCGATTCGTGACCCGGCCCAGGCGGGTGTTCAGCCGCTTGTTGATGAACCCGGCGATGTCGGAGGAGGAGTCTTGCAGCAGTTCCCAGGGAACCGTCACCACCTTGGAGCTGTATTTGTAAACCGGCAGGCCCTTGGTGCCGAAGGTCACATCCTCGTCGGATGCGGACTGGTTCTCGGCGACGATCTCCCCTTCCTCGTTGGTGCCGTCGCTGGTGGGGTACTGCATGGGCTCGCCGCCGGACGTGCGAATGATGTCCGCAACTTGGCGCATGCCGCCAAACTCCTTGAGCGCGTCCAGAATTTGGGTCGCGAGCGTCGTGGGGACGGTGTAGCCGCCCTGCTCCGGATTGACGTCCGGATTGCCCGACATGGCACCGCGCACCTGGCGCCAATCTTCGGCGGACAACGCGCTGTCGCCGCGGCGGGCCCAGCGGTCGAACAGATGCAGTTCCGACGACATACCGGCGCCACGGCCGCTGGCTTCGACTTCACGCACGCCCGCGTCGCGCAGATCATTGTCTGCGGTCAGGTCCATCATCTTCTGATGGCGCGCGATGGCAGCATCGATGCGCTCGATTTCCGCTGTGTTTTCGTCGTACTTCTTCTGATGCTCGGCGTTCCAGTTGGCGCCGGGGTTGTTGTCCAGCAGGGCGCGGGTTTCCTTGGCCAGCGCGTTGCGGCGCTCCCGCTCGGCTTGAAGATTGAAAGCCATAATCTAGGTTCCTTCAGTCGAAAAAAAACCGCCCGAAGGCGGTGGGTTGTCCTGCGTGCGGGAGCCGCTTAGGCAGGGGTGGCCTCGATCAGCGAAAACCGCCGCTCAAGATCATTTCGCAAGGCTTTTAGCTGAGCATCATCCACAACGGGAGATTTCGGCTCGGTCAGCGCCTTGGGCGCATTCTGGTACGCCGCCAGATTCCATGCGTTGGAGGTGGTCGGTTTCTTCGCAGCGGCGTCAACAATGCGATCTACGAAGCCATGCTCCAGCGCCTCGTCAGCGCTGAACCAGGTTTCCGCGTCCATCCAGCTTTTGACCTGATCCACCGACTGGCCGGAGCGGGCCACGTAGTCGGCCGTGATCGAGCCGTCAACCTTTTCAAGCAGATCCGCCGTTTCCCGCATGTCGGCCTTATTGCCGATGGCAACCGTCCAGGCGTTATGGATCATGAAGAAAGCCCCCTGCGAGATTTCCACCTCATCGCAGGCCATGCAGACGTCCGTCGCGGCGGATGCCGCCAAGCCGTCCACGTGAGCGACCACCTTCGCCGAATGCTGGCGGATAGCAGTCATCATCGCGCGGGCGTCGAACACGTCGCCACCCGGCGAGTTGATACGCAGATGGATCGTGTCAGCCGTGATGGTGGATAGGGCTTTGGCGAACTCGGTGGCGTCGATATCGCCCCACCAGCCCCCAATCACCCCGTGCAGGTAGATCGTCTGCTCGCCGTTGTTCGCCTCAGCACGTAGCGGCTTCGATCCAGAGGCGTTATCACGCGCTAGCTGAAGCAGTTTCGGAATTTTCATTCTCGGTTTCCCTGTCTTGATCGTTATCGCCCTCGCGCGCGGGTTGCGCTTGCGCGCCCGCCCGCGTCGGACGGTCAAAATCGCCGCCCAAGGGCTGGAGATTCTTCACGCGTCGGACCTCATCCACGCTCATCCAGCCCTGTGTACCTGGGCCGCCCAGCGCCTTGGCGAAGTACTCCGCTTGGGCTTTGGAATCACCCGCCATGAGCCCATCTGTGTTGTGCTCGGTGAAATAACGCGCGGTGCGGAATAGCTTTCGGTTCAACTCGCCCTTGATCCGCTTCAAGTGGGGGGCCAACGTGTATTTCACAAAGCCGATACCCATCTGCTCGATGCCGCTTCCCCAGCTGCTGGACTTCGTCATTTCGCCGATCATGTGCGGCGGGACGCCGAAAGCTCGCGCAATGTCGATCACCTGCCATTGGCGAGATTCCAGCAATTGCTGGTCGACCGCCGACATGGTCAATTCCTTGACATCCAACCCTTCGGTCAGAATCAGCGGAATGCGGCGGTTACCCTGAATGCCGCCATACTTCGCAATCCAAGCGGCGCGAAAATCCTCTTGCATGTCCGGAGACATGGCGGCGGGCGCCTTGATCGCCACCTCGGGCTTGCCGCCTTCGCTGAAGAACTTCCCGGCATGTTCGTCGCCCTGGATGGCGATGCCAATGCCGTTGCGCGCCCCCCACTGAATCACCGACATCGAACTGATGCCGTTGAAACCGAAGCCCGGAATGTGGATCACGTCGTCCTGATCGACAGTGAAAAATCCCTTGTCGTCATAGAACGTGTATTGCAGCCGCCGAAGCTCTCGCGCACTATCGCGCTCCTGTTCGCGGATATCCACCCGGGAACGCGGCCAGGGGATCACGTTGGTCATCATGCCGGCGCGGTTTCGAACGATGTATGCAATTCCATCGCCCCTCAACAGCATCTGCGTAACCAGAAACTCCCATGCTGCAGAAGCCACCCAAGTGGGGCAAAACTGCTCATTGAGCGCCCACCAATAGGCGTGGTCCACCTGCTGGCGTGCGCCGCCCACGCGCTCGAAGACGGGAAGCGGTAACTGGGCGATAGACCCAGCGATCAGCGACACGCAGGCGTAGACCGCCGACACCCGCATAGCGGTTTGTTCATTGACCACCGCACCCGCCGCGGTCCGTGGATCACCGAAGATCTCAAACATGCGGATATCAGACGATGAGACTGTCTCACCGTCCACCAGGTTGCCAATTGCTGGCTCTTGTCGGCTGGCGGCCTGCGCCGGCTGGACGTCCGAGCCGAAGAATCTGGAAAGTAGTCCCATCACATCACCACGAATCCCTGTTGAATTTTTTTAGGCCCGGCCAATGGGTTGAGCGCCATAAGCTGCGCCGCATCGAGAAGGGCCATCAGCGGGTCAATCTTTGCCGAGCCGCTGGCTTGCTTCGTGATGAGAATGGAGTTCGCGCGCTGCTCGATTCGGGCATTGCTGACAGACCACGCCATCATCGGTCGCCCTCCATGAAGGAAGGAACCTTCGGCGAGCTTTCTCTCTACAGTCTTTATCGTCCCGCCAAGGCGCCAGCCCTGCGATACGCCAACAAGCAGCCCCTCGGGAATCTCGGCGTCTGCGAAGGCCTCCGCAAAGGTGATGCCACTAGGATCGGTGCCCACCCCGTCCTTTTCAGGGAACAGGCCAGCGTCAAAAACTCGCCGGATGATCTGCGCCAGCTCGGCCACGTCTTCGCCGATCTTTCGCACAATGACCAGATCGCCTTGCTGCTCGAAGTCTCGTAATCGAGGCGCGATTTCCTTGCGCCGATCCAGCACTGACGGGTGCGCCCATGCGCGCCCCCAGTGCAGCCATCGCCCCGTGCCGTGCTCTCGGCCAACTAAGCCTAGGCCCAGCAAGTCATCCAGGCCGCCGCCGTCAATACCTCCGGTCACCACCTCAACCCGGCGCAGGAAGTCATCCAGCCGGCGCAATGACGCGTCGGCCTGCACCTCCCAATGATCCGCGCCCGCCCATCGGTCTGACCGCAGATTCAGTCCGATTTCGACGTTCAGGTGCTTTGCCAAGAACTGCTGAAATGCGCCGTCAGTCCTGGCGCGCAGTAGCTTTAGCTGATCCTCCAGCCACTCGGCGCTAACAGACCGGCCGATATTGGGATTGGTGATGTAGAAGTTGGCCGGGTCTAAGTACGCCTTGGCCTCAAGCATGTCCTCCGGGAACTCATACAGAATCCCCAGGGTTTTCGGATCCTCAACCTTGCCGTCACGAACATCTCGCCAGTAGGAGAGCTTTTCCTTGAACACGCCTGCCGGCGGATCGTCGCTCTGTGTGGTCAGGTAGATCACCCAGCCTTCATCACGCGATATTTGGCCGCCAAGCGCCTCCAGGAACATTGCCACAGCGTTAGCTCGCTTGCCGAAAAGCCACAATTCATCGACCAAGATGCGACCGGACTTCTTGCCAGACACCGTGTCGGTGTCAGCGGCCACCACCTTCAGGCTATTGCGCGTCGTCCGGTGCGTGATGGTGCGCACGTGGTCCTGGACGTGAAACATGTCCGACAGTTCTTCGTCGGCCCGAATCATTGCAGCCGCCGGCTTGAAACTGTTGTCCGCAACCTCCTTGGTGGGCGCCAGAATCAGGTGCTCTTCTTCCTGGCGCCAACAGATGATGACCGCCGTCAGCATGATGCCCGCGGCAATGGTCGATTTCGTGTTCTTTTTGCTGATCAGCAGGCCGTATTCGCGGATCCGCTGCCTTCCCGTCGCGGCCTCATAGCCGCCGAAGATAGCGCGCACAAAGTCAAACACCCATTCCTCGGAGCATTCCCCGAACGTCTGGTGACGATATCCGCCGGTGTCCTCGTCATACACCTGCGGAAGGTCAACCACTTTCAATTGCCTGAAGATTCCCAGCGCGTACTCGGCCTGGTCGGGGAAGATCGGCGGCGGAATGATCGACTTGCGCGCCCGCAGACGGTCCGGCCAGTCTGGGCACGCGGTTGTCCAGGCCATGGCTTAGCCCTTCCCGACAACACGCAGGTGCGGCGGTGGTGGCGGCGCACCGAATCTGCCGCCGGCCACAACATCGCCGGCCGCTTTCTTCTTGGCATCCTTCTTGCCCTGGTCCGCGATCTTTCCATGGACGTACGGAATCCACGCTTTCGCCGCATCTACGCGCAACTTCATGTCCTGCCCGGGATCGTTTGCGACCGCCTTCAGGAAATCCAATGGATCCGAATAGATCTTGCCAAAGTCCGGTAGCGAAATCGACTTTCCCGCGGCTGCGGCCTCTTCCTTCAGTTTGTTAACCTGGTTAACACGGCCCAGGGCTTCCTGGACGTCCTTGTCCTTCATGAGTCGGGACGCTGCAACGGCCGCCCCTTTTTCGCTGTAACCCGCATGGATAGCGGCTTTCGCACCGGACAGGCCCGACTGCAACGCCTGCACAAAGCGGCGCTTTTTGTCGGTTAATGCCATTAACAACCTCGGTTAACAAATCCGGTTAAGGGGAAATTTTCTGTGCGTGAGGGAACAGGTGGTTTCCAGGGTCGAGCCGCCCTAGACTTTCGACCCGCCCCTCCGTGCCTGCCGCCCGACCACCGGCCGCTGCCCCATCTGCCGATGCCCCAGGGAGCCGCGCAGAGGCCCTACAGGACGCGACGATGGACCGGGTGCGCCTCGGGCCCGTCCTCGATGCAGAGGCGTCCTACGCCTTCCTGTTGGCGTGGACGGACAGGCCGCGCCTGATCCACCGCTCCACCTTGGTCATGTCAGGCGTCGCGCCCGTCAGCCGTGCCGCGATGACGACGCCGACCAAGTACCAGCGCACCCACCACGCGACGCGAAGGGAAAGCTTGACCGTGACCTGTGCCATTACGTGCGGCTCCTGTATCCCATGTCCTGGCGCGTCTTGGCGTCGTGGCATCCGACCTTGCGGCCGTGCGCATCGCGCGAGACGCACAGCACCTGCGAGTTCTCGTCGGTATCCGCGCCGCCATCGTTCAGGCTGACCTTGTGGTCCAGCTCGAACCCTTCGGGGTACACGGTCAGCGCGCCGCAGTGGGCGCAGTGCGGATCGGCAGACCAGACGCGCAACCGGCGGTCTTGCAGCTTGCGTCCCGTCATGCGCTTGGCACTGGGCGTAGGCGCAGCGGCCAGCCTGGAGCCGGCCATTGCAAGGCGCGGCTTGAGTGTCGTGAGCTTCATGGCGATTCCTCTGGGTGTCTGGCTGCATTAGGTTGATGCTCGAAGCAAGCGTGGTGCTCGTCCAGCCGCTTGAACTCTCAAAGGAACGTCGCTAATCTCCCGCGACGTTTCGCCAATCCACCCTACGTACGAGAATATGACCGAGACAAACCACGAAGGCGGGCCAGAACGTGCCACTACCACTGCGCAATTTGATCCCAAGGGCCAAAACCCGGTGACGGAGCTGGCAGCACAAGGCGGAGGATGCCTGGGCTTCGTTCTTTGTCTGACGATTGTGGGGGCAGTCGTCGGCCTTCCGATGATTCTTGCCGATCTTCGGCGCAAAAAAACCGGGTCTTTCACCGGCAAATGTCCCCACTGCGACTCGAAGCTGGTCATCTACGGTGACCAGGAGGGAGTCGACTGCAGGACCTGCAAAGGTAGAGTGGTCCGCAAAGACGACGTCTTCCATGCCTTTTAAGAGCCTGGCGACCCTTGATACCCTAAACGCCGGTGCCGGATTGGAATGATCTTGCCGGGTGTATCCACTGCTAGCCCTTCGGCGATGACCGAATCCCCGCACGCCATGCCCGGCGCGCGGCGCCTTGATAGCGATACCTGGAGCCATAGTTGTACGCATCTGCTATGGTTACAAGTTCCTACACTTGACGATAGAGGCGCATATGAGTGACAAATTCGTGAAAGATATGGATAGCTTTGCAGCGGGCGTTTGCACGGCTTTGGCGTGCCTGAAGATTGCAATACAGAATTCCCCAGGCTTCGATCAGACAAGACTGGAGGAAGCAATTAAGGGCGTTCTCAGCGCCCCGTCGTCACAAGTGGATCAAGAGTCCTTTGCTGCACCTTTGAATTTCTTGCTGAACCAACATAGCTATAACGCTCCGCAGCCTGAAGACACGCCGCCGCAAGCAAAGCATTAGGGTTTCGTCCAAAGCGAGAAAGCGCCATTGGGGTCCAGGACCCATGTTCGAGATTCAGCCGCAATCGCTTTCGGGTTCTCGCAAGCCACGCGGGGCGAATTGACCACCCGTTGCTCATCGGCGCGCAGAGGCTCAAGCACCGGCTCCAATGCCCACAGCAGGAACTGCTTGTACAGTCGTTTCAACATCACTGACCTCAAGTTAAAAGCCCCGACCGGAGTAACCGTGTCGGGGCTTTCGTTCGTATGGAAGGGGCAGCAGGATTTGCCCCCTCTCGCCGCGCGGCTTGGATGCCCACAGCTTGACCGCTAAGGCAAACCTAAGTCGGTCCTATCACCAAGGGCCGTCACGAGAGACTAACAACTAACGGGGCAGTTTAAAAATATCCGTCGCGCGCAAAAACTTCTCGAAAATCTCCGCGACCTTGGATTCAAGCTCCCCGTCTTTGACCTGAACCGTTAACGGCTGGAACAATTCCGACAAGACCCGGTCCGACCCGGTCCGTTCAGCGCGAACCTGCCACTGTCGAGGAGACAACAGCACAAACTGCAGATCATATTTGGTTGGGAAGACAGCTAATGTCCGACCTAACTGACCAGATTTCGGATCGGTGATGACAACCGAAACCAGCGCAGTGTCTGTGGTGGCTATTAACGCGGAAGACACTTTAGTCTCACGGCCGTCCTCGCTAAGCAAGTCTGCCTCCGGCTCAAGAGCGTCGTGTATGGCGTCAGATGCGGCAAGCAACTGCGCCCTTTGCTCTGCCTTACGCTTCGTCTCTTCGTCCAGAGACGCCCCATTGCTCGCGGCCTCCAGTTTGGCTTGTTCGTATTCCGACTTCAGACGTGCGTAAACCGACATGATCAGCGCGCTCCAATCTTGATTAAGAATTTCCTCGACGACGACCGAGCGAGCGGTGTCAGGTGGAATTCTAAGTCAGGAGGACAACGAAGTTTGCTTCGCCTAAAGCAAAACCCGCCTGCTTTCGCTTGGCGGGTTTCGTTGGACGCAGTAATACACCGTATCCGTTAGGCGCCCATATTGGGGGAAAAAAGTCCATCCGTCAACACCCTTCACGCCTGCCATCTTAGTGCGACTCTTGGCTAACGGCGCCCGCGCACGGTTGACCCTCTCGGGGTGCAATTTACCCATTCATTCTTTCCGAGCGGGTTGTACCTACTACCGGTTTTCCGGGTTTCCACTCAGAGTTCTTCATGCTGCACCTCCTCAAATTTAGTACCACCAAATGGTGTAACGAATCGAGTGTTCTATTACCTCTTGCCAGCCCAACATCGGAGAATAAGATGACTTTCGTCGCGAATTTTAACGATGATTTAGCAACGGCAGTAATGTCCTATTGCGACTCCATGCGCAAGTCGCCGGAGATGATCAAAGCACTTCAAGACAATCCAACCGCCGTCATCAAAAATGTGCTTCAGAAGAAGAACGTGCAAGTCGAGCATCCGGAATTATTCCATGCTCACGTGATCAACGATGGAGAATCCTTACCTCATGAGCCCTTGCGCGCAACAATAGATAGATACATCTATGTTTTTCGTCCAAGCGGTCTTTTTGAGTTCAAAGTTGTTCCCGGCTCCCCGGACGGTGATGATTCGATTATGAGAACCCCCGGCGGAGCGTGCAGTTGCTGCAATTGTTGTGTCCTCGTGATTTAGCGTAGCTCGGCCAAGTGAATTAATGCTTGTCGCGCCCCCCCGCTTCCGCTTGGCACCCGCCCTGCCGAAGCGGGGCCGAATGCAGAGTTCTCTAGTGCTCTTCTCGACTCAACCCGACACATACTTCAATCCAACCACAAGCTTCAAATCTGCTCGACAATTTGCGCAACGCCTGCTGGTGAAGTCCCGTAACGCCGTTCGCCCCTCCGAATAACCAGCGCTTCAACTTGGCTTGATGTGCAGACGCGGTTTTGTCATCCACCTCAAACCGCTCAGCCAGCTCGGCCAGCGTCACCTTCGCCCCAAACAACCGTTGAATGAGCGCCGAGCGCAGACGACCGTTCGACACGCAGCCGGACAGCGCTCCAGAAGCCGCGGCCGTCGTAAGCGTGCTCATCGCATCCTGCCACTCCGGATTTGTCTTAAAGCCGGAGCAGCACGCAATGCCGCAAGCGCAGGGAATCTGTGATGGCGCGGCGTGCGCCACCAGTACAGCCTGCTCTATCGGGCTAAGCCGGGCCAGCTCGGCGCGGATCATGCCAGCCTGCCCTGCTCCATCCAGCCCCGACAGCCCTGTGCCGCCCCCGGGGGACACCCCCGCTGTCAATTCGCCCGATGCAATCCGATTCATGAGCGGCCGGTCGTATTGCTGCATCGAATAGTGCAGCGCGAAGATCAGCGCCGCATGTGCGCTGGGAAAGAGCGGCACCGCCTTAGCCGCCACGGCCGGCACTGAGGGCAGGCGGGAAATAGTCATCGTCGTCATCAAATAATCCCCGGGGAATAAGTCACTTTCGCGGGCAGCATTTCCCGCATCCATTGCATCGCTGCTTCCCAGCCGAGGGTGACGGTGTGCCGCCCACGGACCGGAAAAATCTTCGGGTTCACGTCGTGCGCGTCAATCATCACGGCTTCTCCGCGCGCCCCCGTCTGTCTGTAGATCAGCACCGGCACGCCCGCCGCCCCGGCCTGCTCCATGGCCTGGCGCCACCACGCGGAAAGGCATAGAACGTTCGCGTGCTTGCATTCGATACTGATGCGGGCGAAGGCTGGCTCATCGGCCACCACGTCACTATCGCCAGCCTGATTACGCACGCGGCGGCGCCAGGTCGTGCCGGTCGCGTCGGTCAGCAGGTTGGCAACCTTGCGCTCAAAGGCCGCGCCCTTGTTCCGTTGCATCGCACTCATGCCGCGCCCCCGGCGTCCGTCGGCGCACCCAGTGCGGCCTGGGCCATGCTCAGCACCGCCAGGGATGGCATCCGACCGCCCTTCCGCTGCGCTTCAGCCAGGATGCGCCTTGCCCAGCGGCGCGGATCGCGACCGGAGTCGTTCAGGATCGCGCCCGCGCCCATCTCCTTCAGCGCCTTCGCGGCCTCTTCGGGCGTGGCCTGCGTGGCCCCCGGTGCAGGCAGCGCTACGGCCGGCGCGGGGATGGCAGCCCATTCGCTTCGGCTCAGCTCCTCCGAAAGCGCGCGCTCCCAGCGGGACTGCATGACCGAGTAACCGCAGTTCAGCAGGTCATGCGACCCGACACGGACGGCGGCCCAGTACACCGCCGGATGGGTCCATTGCCCCATTTCGCCACGCCGGCGAGCGGCCATCCCAGCAACAGCGTCGTGAAACGCGTTCTCCGGGATCAGCCCCGGCCGGCATGCGCGGATGAACTCGCCAACAGCGGGCGGCCAGTCGGGGAACATGCGGCGGCACGTGCGCAGCCCTTCGGCTACTTCCTGCGGCGTCACGCGGTCTTCGTCCAGCGCCTCGGCCCACGCGGTCTTCCAGTTCTCGATGCTCTGCATGTCCGGGAAGTCCTTCACCCAGCGCCCCCCGTACGTGCCCGAGAGCCGGTTCCACAGGTGGTCGATCAGGGAAATGCCTTCCAGCTTCGCCAGCGGCACGGCCCAGCCGGAACGCTCATTCGTCGATTGTGCGACCGTCGTCATAGTCGGAGCCTCCATGGGTGCGATTGCGGTTTACGTAGTCGGTCGGGTTGAACTTGCCGGGACGCTGCGCGCCCCCAGCTGCGGGGCCTCTCGGGGCGAACAGGCCTTGCCAGCTTTTGCCGATGGCGTTTTCGATGACAGCCTCCGGCTTGTGGCCCTGCTCGCGGAAGTTCGCCAAGTCCCTGACCTGCTGCCGGGCAGCTTCCTCGGTCAACGGCTTGCGGAGTTGCGCACGGTGCCGCACCCAGCGCCCCCACAGTTCCGCATCCAGCCAAACCGGAAGTTCCACGGTCAGCGGGTCGAACCCCGGCGAGCGCTTGCGCGCGCCTTTGGGTTTATTGATGGTTCCTTGATGGTTCAATGACGGTTCGGGTGCAGCAGGTTCACCCCGTGACGTCGTCAGATTCACCCCGTCGTGTCGTGAGCTGCACCCCGCTGCGTCGTCAGATTCACCCCGTTCGTTACGGGGTGCAGGAGGTTCGCCCCGTCGTTGATCGGCGGAATGTTCCACGCGGGGTGAAGCAGGTGCGCCCCGTGACAGATCCATGTCGTAGCAAACCGGCCGCTGATCCGCACGTCGGATGTAGGCTGCCACCAGGTCCTGATTGCCGCGCTGGATGATCTGTAAGGCCTCCAGCTCGCGCAGCTTGTTCTGCACCGTGCGGCTCGACAGCCCGGTATCCTCGGCCAGCGTAGCCACAGAGGGAAATGCGCCCTCACCCTTCGGCCCCGCGTAGTTCGCCAGGCACAGCAATACGTGGCGCGCCGTGGGATCTTTCACGATCCTCTGCGCAAGCGCCCATGTCATGCCCTGAACGCTCATGACTGTTCTCCATACGAAAGTTGATACCCGCGCTCGGCCTCTTCGGGCCACTTGCCCATAGCGATGATTCGCAAGCGCGTAAGGCGCAAGCCGGGGATGAAATAGCTCAGCTTCATTTCTCGCGAAGCTGTGGACTGATCCAGGAAGAAATGGCAACCACCGCATGCGAAGGCGATCGCCCAGTCATGCGCCTTGATGCCCTTCCCCTTGCCGTCGCGCGTCTGATTCGAATGCGCTGATACCGTGGTTTCGTTCCCGCCCCAGCAGTAGCTGGGCACGCGGGTAAGGCATTCCTCGCCCTTGGCAAGCGCCAGCAGCGCCGGGTTGCGGTAAACGGTCTTGGGCGGCTTCTTGCCCTTTTTGCGCGCCTTCATGGCGGCCCGCGGAGGCGGCATCGGCGTTGCGCGCATCATCGGCACCCCACGCTTCAACGGCGTCTTCTGCTTCAAGGGCGTCTTGCGCGTCAGCGACATGCCGCCCCCGCCTGATTCTTGACCCGATACCAAGCCGGGAATCTCCACGCGTTCACGTGGCGCCTGACTAGGCCGGCCCGCGCAGCGTCGAACACGAATGAATCAACCGCGCAGGCTGCTGCCATGTCCCGAGACGTGCTGCGCCACGGATCGACGGCCTTCAAGGCGGGCTGCACGATGGCTCGCAACGCCGCCACGTCCACACGGCCTCGCGTTTCGATGATGGCCTGGCGGACCTGCTCCACCGTCTCAGGCGGCACGCGGTAGCCGCGGAACATATGCAAGCAGTCAGCCATAGATGCCGCTCCACTTCACGAATGGCTTACGCACCGCCTCATGGAACAGGGCTGCAGCCTTGGCGTCGTGGTCCAGCTGCGCCCGGCTTGTGATCCCGCATGCGCCCCGGACGAACTGCGCCGCGTGCTGACTGGCGCTCACGCCTTCGGGGGCGGCACCCACGCGGGCGACAACCCAACGCTGGAAGTTCGCGCTGTTGCACATCATTGCAGCCGCACGCGACAGCGCCGCCCCCTTACGCATCGTGGACGCGACACGCGCCCGCACGGGTTCTCCGGACGTTCCGCGCTGAATCATTGCTCGGCCATCCCGCTTAGCCGGCGCGCGACGCCTGCGACCGCTTCCATCAGGGCGCGGCCCGCAGCATCTACGCGCTGCATTTCCTGCTGGTCAACACCGCCATCAGCCAGAGCGTCATACACCTCATGACCGAACCTGCCATGCGCGATCATCAACGCCGCGACCTGCTCCAGCACTGACATGTCGCTCTCGCCGCAAGACTCGGGTGCCTTGACCAGCAGATAGCCGTTGCCGTGCGCGAACGCGGCCAGGATGCGCACATCGCCCGTCATTCGCACGATGCGATCCGCCTCGGCCAGCGTCAGGTGATGCGTGGAGTTATTGGGATTGACCTTGTTGCGCAGGACGGCTGGCGACATGCCGATAACCGCCCCCAAAGCCTCGCTGCCGCCCTTGTAGTCATGCACCGTCAAGTCGGCCGCAGTGGTGATGTTCATATGTGAATTTCCTGAACGTATCTATTGCTGAGCAGCGGCCTTACGATGCGCTGCATGGAAAACGACACTCAGACGTCAAGCGGTCCGATCTGGACCTTGTCAGTAGGATTGGCGGCGGCGGGTACTTCAGGCGCTTGGCCCGCGTCATCACTACACATGCGACACCTCCTTGAGTTCGGGCCAAATTCGGTCCCAGCAATCCGGCATGAGGTCTTTGCGCCGAACTGCCCCCGACGTCTCACGCTCAATCGCCACGCAGCGCTCTGCGGATATAGGCGACAGGCCGGACGCCATCTGAGATAAGTAAGAGGGCGAGACGCCAATCGCCTTGGCCAAACTCGCCGCTGTGCCTCGCGGGCTACTGTTGATGTAGGTCTTCAGGTCCATGCGGCGAGTTTAGTGAGAACTAAACCGTAAGGTCAAGTGTTTACTAATTTAGTGTCCTATAAACTTCCGCCATGACCATCCAAGAAATTCGACGGGCGAATCTCCGTGCCTGGGTCCAACAGAATGGGACCCCAAGCAAGGAGAAGAGCTATTTCTCGCAAGTCCTGTCCGGCACGGCCCCCATTGGGGAACGCGCCGCGCGCAGGCTCGAGCGGGATTACCGAATGGGCGAAGGGTTTTTGGATGCCGCGTCAGGTGACGCGCCCCAAACACCGGAGGCAGTACCGCCCTCCCCGTGGCCTTTCCTGACTATCAAAGAAGAGGATGTGCGGGCCTTGCCGGCGAGCCAGCTGAGCGCGCTGGAAGGTGCTATCTCTCTCGCTATCGCCCAGATGAAACTGGGGATCACTGTGGCCCCGCCTCCCGCCTCCACCGGCCGAACTCCCGTGCGAGGCGGTTTGGTCGACATGGACGCCGCTGACGATGCCTTCCCCATGCGCATCGGCGGGCTGCCGCCTGCACCGTGGGAAGGTGGGAAAACCACGCTTCAGAGCGAGCAAGAGAACAAGATCCGAATCAGCACCCGGACGGGCGTCATCGCAAACGTTGCACCGGGAGATCCTCCCGCGGCTAACGATAAGTTCGAGAAGGTCGCGGAGATGGCCGACGTGCGTCTGGCGGCTGGTGAGGGAATTGAGAACCTAGTCGAGGAAGAAACCGGGACCGTCCAGTTCCGGCGGTCCTTTTTACGGTCAGTGGGCGCAAGCGCTGGAAAGGCCCGCGTCGTGTATGCGAAGGGAGACAGCATGGAGCCGATCATTCGTGACGGCGCCGCCCTGCTAGTCGTGCCCAACGAAAGCCTCACCTTGCAGGACGTAGCGTCGGGAGGCGTGTACGCCATCAACTACGACGGCAAGATGATCGTGAAGACCGTGACGAAGGACAAATTAACTAAGCGATGGGTAGCACGCTCGTTCAACCCTGCTTATCCGGACATCCCGCTGGAAAATGGCGCGCTTGTCCGGGTGCTTGGCCAGATTGTCTGGGCCGGAACCCGCATCGGGGACGGCGAATCGGGGCAATGGACCCGCTCATAGCAAACAACAGCTCAACAGCACAGCCACCTTCGGGTGGCTTTTTTTCGCCAGGCGCGTTTAGTTTTTACTTGACGTTAAGTTTAGTGTTTACTAATATCTGTCTTAACGCAGCTTCAGCTGCTCGAAAGACCCCACGGACCCGCAGCCAGCAGTCAGGGCATCGCCTCAAGCGGGAGACGTCACCGCCACAAAGTCTGGATGGGGAAGGCGAGAAACGCTCTTTAACAACCGAGGCCGCCCGCCCCCGCGAGGGAGGACGGGCGAAACAGGACAACCAACCAGGCGCCAGCGCGCCCCCGGACCCTGTGTGCTTGGGCTTCCACAGCCAGGCAACGCCCAGCCGGGCGTGGCGACGATAACCCCGGCAAGCTTTACTTCTGCGAGGTCCTTTCCTTGGCCCTTTGGTAGCAGGCTCTGTACACCTCATTTTCAAAGTCCCTAACCGCTCGCTCTTTTGCCTCTTCAGTGGAATACCTGGGGTCTTCAAAGGCCCATTCCACCAATGATCTGCCGAACTCTCCATCGTCCGCCCTGCCGGGCCTGGAAAAGACGTCCATCAGCTCAGACATAGGCATGCCAGCCTGACGAGCCTGCATCACAGTTTTCCCCAGACTGGACGTGACCGAGCATGCCTTCCGGTCCTCGGCGCTGACCGAAGCGCCAAACACGGTCGAAGTGGCAACCAGCGCCACTGCCGTTGAAATCAGTCTTAAGTACACATCCGCTCCACAAAGTTGCTTTCATGCGGGAGTGTAACCAGCCGCTGAAAAGCGGGTTTCGGCCAGCGCTGCGAGTCAGCGTTGGCCGAACTGCACTTGAAGCTAGGGAACGGTAGCCAGACGGTTCTCCAATTGGGAGATCGATGCCCGGTTGAGTGATGCAAAATCCGACCGTGCGAAGGTAACGCAAAATGCCTGAGTACCTCGGTGTCCGCCCCCGTCCGAGAATGAAATCCGGACCGTCACGGGATCGAGATTCGCAGCTAGGTCAGAAAAACTGAACGAATGCTCTCCGCCATGTACGAAGACGCCGACCGTTTTGGGAGGCGGAAGTCCGCCCCTGCCCTCAAGCTCAATTGAGACTTCAGTGACAGTCGCACCGTGGTTTCGAAGCCGGAAACGGTACGTTTGCACCTCATCACGACCAGTGTGATTGGCTGGTTCGAGGACAAACAATGGCGACACCGCTCTTCTTTGTTCTTCACTCTCGCGTCTAAATGCTTCCAACTGCGCCTCTGCTTGCTTTTTGGTCACTTCCACCAATGCTTGTTGCTGAGAAACCGAATTGCGCAACTCTTCGGCCTGCAAACGCAAAGCCTCAGTGCTTTGCTTTAGTTCCTCGCCCTGTTGAAAGTAACCAAGGATCAACCACAGCAGGGCCAGAGGGCCGACGACTCCGGCCAGAAAGTCGCCAACCTCATTGGGTTTCATTTCCGAAAACTTGTCCCATTTTCCCCAACCCAACAAAGCCGCAGCAATAAGGTACGCGGCAGTAATTCCAATTCCGACCCACGTCAGCTTTTTACTCATCAAGTAATCCTCCAGGTGGCTGGATTCTAGTTACCCGGCGCCACGCTCGCAATTCATGACAGCATGGTCCCTTCTCCGCCCGCCGGCGCGGGTGGTGAAAATGGCTGAATGACTTCGCCCTTCAAGACGGCCACTAAATGTCCACGAAGGGTCTCTTCTTCCCATGTTCGAGCGGCAACACAGGGGCTTTGCGACTGAGCCATATCAAAGAGTGCGGTGGACACCGGCCGACTGGTCCTGACACCCCGGAAAGACGGGGACCATCATCGGGTCGGTAGCTCAGCGGTAGAGCGCCCGACGCTCGGGAGGTCGGCAATGCCATGGGGTCGCGCCCCAGACGCATCCGAAGGCAGGCATGCCGCGCTGGTTCGAATCCAGCCCGACCCGATGATGGTGAACGCGCAGGCTGATGCGATAGCGTTCCGAGGGGAATACCCGAAACAAATAGGGGCCAAATACCGACACCCCAGAGCCGGGGATCAGCACCGGCCACCATCAACCCATTCGCCCGAAGCTTCGGCATGAGGGGTAGACCGCCGAGAAATCCAGGCGGGCAGTCCGGTGGAAACCCGGCCCAATCCCCCCTTCCAATCCACGGAGCAATGCCATGCTCGAAGCACTCGTACGCTTCATTGAAGAACTGATCGACGTTTTCAACTTCGGCAGTTCGATCAGCAAGTAACAGCACCGCCTGCCCCGCCCCCCCCCCGGGGCGGCTTCGGAGAGCGGGCCGGCGCCGCATCGTCACCGGCGCGGAAAGTGACTTTCAGGAACAGCACCGGGCTACTGGTCCGCTCTCCAAAGCTCCACCACTTCAGCGGCCTACGGCCACCTCTGGACATTCCTATGAACACCGACAAAGCACGCGAGCGCATGCTCAAGCTGCTGGCGCTCGCTCGCCGCGGCGAAGGCGGCGAACGAGATAACGCCCAGCGATTCCTGGATCACATGCTCCAAAAGCACGGGTTGACCCTGGACGACCTTGAAGACCAGGAGCAGCCATCGTCCTGGCAAAAATTTTCATACGGCACCAGCATGGACCGCCGCCTTCTGGAGCAGGTCCTGTTCAAAGTCCTGAAGGTGGATTCCTTCAAGTTTCGGCAAGGCCGCATGTCCTTCGAAGTCTGCGTAACCAAGGCGCAGCACATCGAGGTCGAACTGTACTACCAGGCCTATCGAGCCGAACTCCAGAGTGTTTTGGAGCATACGTACGTCGCATTTGTGCAGCGAAACGAGATCTTCAGTGACTTGGGTTGCGACGACGACAAGCCCAGTCGGTTTACCGAGGAGGATCTAGAACAAATTATGGCCCTCATGAGCGCCATGCCCCGTACCCAAGTGCATCGGCAAATCGGGCACACCGGCAGCAGCTCATGACCGCCACCGCCGCGCTCACCATCCTCGCCGCCATTTTCATAGCCGTCTTGGGTGACCACATCGCCCGCCGGCATGCCGCCCGGGCCCCCTGGAGCCCCACATGAACACCATCACCGCAAGCGCGCCCCAGGTGCGCCCCCGTCTCCGCATCACGTTCAAACAGGCCGTACGGAAGCTCGGCTCCCTGCTTGCTCCCCGCGACCATGCAGGCAAGGGCAACTGGAGCGACGACGCGGATATCCCGCTGTGGGCCTGGCCCGCCAGCCTGGCGCTGGCCGCGTTCTTCCTATTCGGCCCGTCGGTCCTGGGATGGTTGCTGCGGGCGGTCACATGAACGGGATCGACTTCATTCTGAGGGATCGAACCGGCTGGACGCCGTCGGTCCCGGCGCCCCGCCGCCGGTTGCGTTGGGCCACGCCGAAGCGCGAAGCCATGCGCCCCGAGGAAGTCGCGTTCATCAAGGGCGCAAAGGGCCGCCTTACCGCGAAGGAGCTGGGCGATTGCTACGGCGTTTCTGCGCAGACCATCAGCAACATTTGGAGCGGTCGCTGCCCTGCCGTTCCTGTCCACCGCCCCATCCCCGTCCGGCCGAAGCGCAAGTAGGCGCAGCCGCACTCAAACTCAATCGAAGGTCGCACCTATGTGGTTCAGAAACCTGAGATTTACCGCCTGTCCGCTCCCATTTCTGACTATGCAGAACAGCTGCAGGCGGGCCTCAAGCGCAACGCGTTCCAGTCCGGCAACAACCTCGAAATGCAGTCCATCGGCTGGATTTCACCCCGCGAAGGCGGCGAGCTCGCCCACCCCGTGGCCGGCCGATTCCTGCTCAGCCTGCGCGCCGAGAAGAAGCTATTGCCCGGCAGCGTGATCAACCAAGTCGCCAAGGCCCGCGCCCAGGAAGTCGAAGAGCAGCAAGGCTGCAAGCCGGGCCGCAAGCAGATGAAGGAAATCAAGGAACGCGCCATGGATGAACTCCTGCCGCGCGCCTTCAGCATCTACCGCGATACCCGCGTGTGGATCGATCCGGTGGGCCGCTGGCTGGTGATCGACACCGCCTCATCGGCTAAGGCAGACGAGGTCATCGGCCTGCTGGCGAAGACGGTTGACCCCATGCCGCTGGAAAACCTGTACGTCGCGCAGTCGCCCGCCTCCGCAATGACGGGTTGGCTGGCCGAGGACGAAGCGCCGTTCAACTTCACCATCGACCAGGACACCGAGCTGCGCTCGTCCGGCACGAGCGGCGCGGCAGTCCGCTACCTCAAGCATTCCATCGACGCGGAGGACGCGCGCCGGCACATCCAGTCCGGCAAGCAATGCACCCGCCTCGCCATGACCTGGGCCGACCGCATTTCGTTCGTTCTGACCGAAAGCCTCGATATCCGCCGTGTCTCGCCACTGGACGTGCTGAAGGAAGGCGCGGACTACGCGCAGAACGATGACGAGAAGTTCGATTCGGACATGGTTCTGATGACCGGCGAACTCGCCAAGATGCTTAACGAACTCGTCGTCGCCCTCGGCGGGGAAAAGCAGGCCTGAAACTCCTCAGGTGCTACGGCCCTGTGAAGCCGCTTGGAGCTATCTCAGCGCTTTCCAGATGACTTTGGGCATTCATTTCGGCGTCGATGTTGAAAACAGCAACCAGAGCCCCCCCGAGAAAGCAGATCAAGCTGACCACGCAGGCCGCGAAAGCACATTTCAAATGGACCACGTGGGAGCCCTGCTGCTGCCGGTTCATCGTCTCGTTATAGAGCGTGTTCTGTGTGAGGTAGGAGAACAGGAACGCACCTCCTACGAAGAAGAGCCCCAGCGAAAAGCATGCAATCGAGATCTGCAGCGCGAAGGGCGGGATGGAGTTCGATAGATGTTGGAACGCTGCAAGCATCCCCGCCGCCGCGCCTCCGTTCAACAACGCCAAGAGCTTAAAGCCCTCAGTCGATATCGAAATCATCGACTTGTAGGTCTCTTGCCGGTGCCAGTCTTCACCCATATGCGCGCCTCCTCATGTTGGAGGCATCGTATCCCAACCATTCCTCAGGTGTCATATGACCCATCCCCCGGCATCGTTTAAGACGATGATCAAGGACGGCACGATCAAACGCGCCGACGCAATGAAAGTCCGCTATTCCCAAATCAAGGTTCAGGACGCGTTCAATCTGCGCGAACCAGATTCCGTATCCGAAACCGGTATCGAAGCGCTGACGAACTACATCCTGGCCGGCGGGCCTCTGCCACCTCTCGAAGTCGTCGCAATGCCGGACGGGTCGGGCGTCGAAATTGTGGATGGCCACCGGCGGCATGAAGCCTACGGGCGCGCCATCGCCCGAGGTGCCCCCATTGAGTGGATTGCAGTCATTGGATTCACCGGCAATGAAATCGAACGTCAGGCGCGGATCTACACCAGTAATGAAGGCGTGAAGCTGCGCCCCATGGAGGCCGCGCGCGGCTTCAAGCGATTTCGGGGCATGGGCCTGGACAGCGAGGAAATTGCCGCCCTTGTCCATTGCAGCCGGACCCACGTTGAAAACTACCTTATCCTGGCCGATGCCGAACGCGACGTTCAAGACCTTGTTCGGTCCGGCAAGGTGTCCGCCGAAGTTGCAATCGAAGCCGTGCGCAGGCTAGGTGCCAGCGCGGGCGACTTCCTCAACGGAAAAGTTGACCAGGCCAAAGCCGTCGGTAAAACCAAGGTGACCGCCAGCGCCATCCACGGCCGCGCCCTGCCCCGCAAAGTCGTCTCCCCGCTCATCAGCGGCGTGGACACGTTCATGCAGGGCCTCGACGCCAACCAGCGCGCAACCCTTCTGGACATCCAAGAAGGCCGCGTAGCCGCCGAAACCATCACCATCCCCGCCGCCGCCCTGCTCGACCTGTTCCAGGCGCATGGAGCGGTCGAAACCGTCCGCGCCAAGCAGGCGGAGAAGCAACGCCGTCAGGCCGAGGCCGCGGCAACCGCCAGCCAGGCCGAAATCCCCACCGCAGAGGATGCCCACGCATGAACGCCCCCGACAACCTTGACGACCTGGACGACGTCGACCTGGCCGCCCTCTCGACCCGCGTCCTCCATGACATCGTAGCCAAGATGACCCTGGAAGACCGCCAGCGCTATCGCGACGCCCTCGACGCCGCGGACGCGCCCCTCCGCAATCTCTTGGGCGCCGCCCTGGGCGTACCCGAAACAGCACCGGCCGCCCCCGGCCAAAAGTGCGCAATCTGCCGCGGCGCATTCTCCGGCATGTCCTGGGACACGCTCTGCCCCTCCTGCTGGGAAGAAAAGCTCAGGAAGGATCGGGAAGCGAAGACCGCGCCCAAGTTCCAGTGGCCGACCACGGCTAGCAAGTTGAAGCGCGTTGCCGCGGAGCTAGTTCGTGCTGCGGAAATGATGGGCGGGGCCGATGACGATGGCGAGGAAGCCGACTTGGTTCTCTCCGTCGCCCCGACAGGCTGGATATCGCTCACCGAGGATCGCACTGGCGGCCGAAACGAACATCCTATTTTGACGGTGCACCTTGAGGAGTACCCAGAAGAAGGCTCCTACCCGGTGGACCCGCTCGACCCCACGGCAGGCCGGCCCGACGAATCCGCGGCTCCCGCTGCTGGCGATGCGCGGGATGCACTGCCAGCGTTGAATGCCGACCTGATCGAGATCCTGGGGCGCCCGAACTTCATGTGCGGAGAGTTGGCAACGCTGCTGCGCGCTGGCGGACACAACATCAAGCGCAAGTCCGAGCACGAGCAGGCGGCAGTGATTCATTTCCTGCTTGGGCATTACCTGCGGCATGGATCGGACTGGCGAGAGACCGTTGGTACCGCCCTCCAAACGATTGCAGCCTCTCAGCAGCAGGAGGGGTGATGTGCCAGGCGCCTACTACAACGAAATCGACCCCTACGCCGCCGACTGGCTCCGCAACCTGATAGCGGCCGGCCATATCGCCCCGGGCGACGTGGACCAACGCAGCATTGAGGACGTGCACCCAGATGACCTTCGCAGCTTCACACAGTGCCATTTCTTCGCCGGCATCGGCGTCTGGTCGTATGCCCTTCGGCGCGCCGGATGGCCCGATGATCGACCTGTTTGGACCGGTTCCTGCCCCTGCCAACCTTTCTCCGCGGCAGGCAAAGGAACTGCGTTTGATGACGAGCGGCACCTTTGGCCAGCCTGGCACTGGCTCATCCAGGAGTGCCGCCCTCCAGTCGTCTTTGGCGAGCAGGTTGCAAGCAAGGACGCAGAGCCTTGGCTCGACCTTGTTTCGACTGACCTGGAAGCCCTGGCCTTTGCCGTCGCGGCGTGCGCTTTCCCGTCTGCGAGCGTGGGCGCTCCGCACCAGCGGGACCGAACCTACTTCATGGCCAACGCCGCAGGCCAGGGATCACAAGGGCGCCAACTCGGCCGGCAACGACTTGACGCACAACAGCCGGCCGTTGAACGAGGTAGCCGTACTGGCCGGGTGGCCGACACCCACATCATCGCTGGCGGACAAAGGCGTGCGATCAACAGAGGGCGGAATCCGGGAGGCGATGCGCGGCCACGGGCCGGATCTGGCGGCAATGGCGTGCCTGTCGTCTTGGGCGACGCCTCGGGCGAACGACGCGGAGAAGCGGGGAATTCTTGCTCCGGACATCCGCAACGGTCTTCCGATGCAGGCGCAGATGGCGGGATGGCCGACGCCCTCCTGCAACAACGACCGAACGGGGAGTCCGCAATCAGCGATGAGCATGACGCGGGCGGACGGTACGAAAGTTCAGCAGCGCTTGCAGGACTTTGCGGCGATCTGCGGCCCGGCCCGGTTAACGGCTTCTGGCGAGCTGCTGATTGGCTCCTCTGCCGGGATGGAAAGTGGCGGCCAGTTGAACCCGGCACATTCCCGCTGGCTCATGGGGCTCCCGCCCGAGTGGGACGCCTGCGCGCCTATGGCAACGCGATCAACGCGCAGCAAGCGCAAATATTCGTCGAAGAATGCATGAGGTGCATATGACTGACCAAGACAAATCCGCGCTGCTGTCCAAGCTGCGCGCCCCTGTAGCCGGGGACGCGCAGCTCCTGGCTATGGTGTGGCGGATCAATGCCGCCGAGGCCCGCGCCTGCGGGAAGGTCGCCTCGGCCGCCACGCTGGAAGAATGCGCCAGAGAACTGGAATCGCTTGATGCCGCGCCCCAGGCCAGCGAGGCGCAATGCTCCTGCCCCAGCGGCGACGGCTCCCTGCGGTGGCCGTGCGCTGTGCATCGGGCGGGGCCGGCAGTCGGCCGCCTCAAGAAGCTCGCCGCGGCCCTCGGCAACCGCGACTGGAAATGGTGGGATTCCTGCTCGTTCCGGCGCCTGACGTTCGAAGACGGACCCAACAGGCGCGATGGCAGCGCCTTGCATGCCACGGTGCAGGCCAGCGACGGACATCCCGACGTGAACATGGCGCACGGCGTGCGCGAGTTCATCGAAGCCGCGAGCCCGCAGGCTGTGGGCCAGCTCACCGACCAGGCCGCCCGCCTGGCGGCGCAGCTGCGCGAGTGCGCCGAAACCCTCGGGGCCGACCAAATCGACGAGCAGCGCGCCATGCGGGCCTATGCCGACGCACGTGCCCTACTCGATGGCATGCCCATTTTATGAGGCATTAAGTTAACAAGTGCACTATTAATGCAGCATTCCGATGTCCGCCCGCGGCGGATCGGTAGGGAGGAAACATGCCAATCAGGCATCTGACCATCAAGAAGTTTGCGGATGAGTCTGGCTATACTGAGGACGCCGTCCGTACCAAGATCCGTGACGGCGTTTGGCCCGAAGGAACTATCTGGGTAAAGGCACCGGACGGGCGAGTCCTTATCAACACCGAAGGATATGACGCATGGGCAAGCAGTACGATGGCGTTCGGCCAGCTTCCGAGTCGTCCATCGAAATCGACTTCTATTATGCGAACCAGCGGTGCCGGGAACGCATCAAGCTCCAGCCCACCCCCGCTAATCTAAAGCGGGCGGCCAACCATCGCGCGGCGATTCTCGACGCGATTGCGCGCGGCACCTTCAGCTACGCCACCACTTTCCCCGAGAGCAAGAACGCAGCCAAGTTCAGCCCGAAGGCCCTGGGTCAAACGGTTCAAGCCTATCTTGAGAGCTGGGTGGACGGGAAAGCCAAGACCATAAAGGCCAGTACGGCGGACGGCTATCGAAAGGTGGTCAACGGGCGCCTCGTCCCATCGCTCGGCAAGCACGAGCTTGCAGATCTGCGGCGCGTCCACGTGCGCGAAATGTGCGAAGACATGGACGTGACGAACAAGCGCATTGCGAACGTCCTGTCCGTACTGCGCACGGCGCTGGATGAAGCCGTGACGGATGAATTGATAGAAACCAATCCTATCGCCGGTTGGACCTACGCGAAGAACGAAGCCCCGAAAGAAGAAGATGACGTCGACCCGTTCACGGCCGCCGAACAGGCGAAGATTCTGGAGGCGCTTGATGGGCAGGGCCGCAACCTGATTCAGTTCGCTCTATGGACGGGCCTCCGAACGTCCGAAATGGTGGGCCTACGGTGGGAGGATATTGACTTGGCGCGCGGGGAGGTGCGCATTCGACGCGCAACGACTCAGGCAGCCAAGGGAGCCGCCGAAGTCCCGAAGACCAGCAGCAGTAAGCGCATGGTCAAGCTGCTCGGCCCCGCCCGCGAGGCGCTGGAAGCACAAAAGGCGTTCACGTTGCTGGCGAACGCCCATGTTTTTCAGAACCCTCGCACCAGCGCGCCCTGGGAAGGCGATCAGCCCATTCGCAAGACCCTTTGGCAGCCCGCGCTGAAACGCGCCAAGGTCCGTTACCGTGTGCCGTACCAGACCCGGCACACCTACGCGTCTATGATGCTGTCCGCGGGAGAGCATCCGATGTGGGTTGCCAATCAGATGGGACATGCGGATTGGGGCATGATTCGCCGCGTCTACGGCCGGTGGATGCCCGATGCCGCCCCCGACGCCGGCGCCAAGGCCGAGGCCTTGTACGGCAGCCCTGATGGTCAGCATTTGGTCAACATCACCCCCAAGAGCCGCATGAACACTGGATAGCCCGGGGGTTCAATTCCCCCCGGCTCCACCAAATTAGCAAGCATTAGTCAGTAGCAGACAGGGGCGGACGGGATAACCGATCCGCCCTTTTTTTGTCTCTGGCTGATTACCATTTCACAGTGAAATCACACGGAATTCACTCCAGCATATACCGGGCAGCCACCCAGCATTTGCCATGTCCTATTTCATCCCCTTATCCCACCGGCCCGGAGGCTGCTGGACCTGAATCCACTGGCACGGCGAGACGACAGGCCACGAAGGTCGTATTGCCACCGAGAGCCTGACCAAAAGATCGCCCCACGTTCCCTGCTGAAGGTTGCAGATCGTGGGTGTGGGAAGTTGAGGCGGACGATGAAATCCAGCTGTTCCGACAGCGATGGCCGGAACAGGGCTAGGGCATGGCTAGGCATTGACCGCCGCCTGTTGCCGGGTAGCGCACCTGGGATACTGGAACCCCAGCGCGGCATGGGCCTGCGCCAAGTCGTCCCGGGACAGCGAATCAACGCGCGGTACTAGCGGGCACGGCGCGTTGAGATTCACGGGCAGCGTTGACCGCGTCGATAGCCCCTATGCTTGCGCGCACGCGGACAGCGTCACGCACGAAGCCAGCAGGCAGAGGGCGCTTAAAGACTTCACGGGCGCCCCCCTCGATGACCTTGGATTCGGCCCCA